TCAAAGAGAATCAATCACTCTCCCAACACATTTATACGGATCCTCTATTATGTCGGGACCACTAATTCTGAGGCTCTTAACTCCTAATTGCTGTAAATGATTATCGATCTTTTCATCATTAATACGCGCCCTATTATTATTGTGAAACATATTTGAATCGCAAAATATGGCTAATTTACTTTCAGGAAAATAAAAATCCGCATCAGTTATTTGCCTTACTTCAGCCTCTCGCTTATTTGATGAAATCATTTGATGAAGAGATGGGTGAGTACTTCCATCTTCATAGATACCAGTTTGAATTTCAGGTGATAAATTTTTTGTATTGAGGGCATGCAACAGAAAAAGCTCAATTGGAGAGTCACAACCCCAAATTTTCCTTGGATTACAGTTTTCAAACTTTTTGAAGTAACGCCTTGTTCTATATTTCGCAAATTTGCTTACCAAGTAAGGATTACACTTTGGCATAGATGGTATGCAAACATCATCAAAATCCCACTTTGTTGCCAAAGCATATGTATTGGTAACAAATCCAACCATATCGCTATGCTGCTTTAGTGGGCCATGGGAAATAAATGAACTATAACTTCCGAACATTTGATAACCTTGCGTAAATGGATTAAACCCAAGATATGAATAATCGCACTTTTTAAGATCTTCTAGATTGAAATTTCTAAAATAATCAGCTGGTTGAGTTTGTACTTTACCGCGTTTTTCCATCGGCTTTAGTGAAATAGAGTATGGTTTCCCTACTAATACTCCATCTTTTTCTTCGAAACCATAAGCATTAACAATAATATTTATTAACTGGAAGTCTATTTTTCGTTTCTCATATGCTGATATTAAATCTTCAGAAGGGTTAACATTGAATACCTTACCACATTCTTTAATATACTTATTCTCAATAGGTTGCAATCCATCCAAGTCATCAATATCAAATTTAAGAAAGCCATGGATCGTACTAGAAAAATCCAATGCAACAGGTATATCTGGAATTTCGCTATAGTGTGGGATTTTTTCTAATATAGCTGGCCTATTGTTTATTAACTTTGACAAACTTCACTCCTTACAGGTGGATAGTGGATTATACCTGACCGCATCTTCCAGATAATCAGGTGCAAAATGCGCATAATTCATGGTTTGTAAAATATTTGAATGTCCTAAAATCTTCTGAAGTGCCAATATATTACCGCCATTCATCATAAAATGACTGGCGAAAGTATGGCGCAAAACGTGCACGGCTTGCCCTGCGGGTAGGCCCGGAGCAACTTCTTTGACGCAGATTCTTACATAGGGATAATTTAAAGACTTAAATAACGGCCCTGTTTTAATTCCATCGGTTAATTGCTCGCATAATTCATGCGATATAGGGACGGTTCTATTCTTGCTATTTTTTGTATCGAGGTAAGTCACCTTATTACCGATAATCTCATCTCTGCGAAGCTTGGCGACTTCGCCCCATCTGGCACCCGTCGCAAGACATAACTTCACCGCCTTTAGATGATCACCTTCTAATCGACTGAGCAAAGTCCTGATTTCATCATTGGTTAGGAAGCCCATTTCCTGAGCAGGCAACTTGATTTTTTTCATTGCCTTCAGTGGGTGCTCACTATGGTAATGTCCCAATTCGATAAGAACGGAAAATACACCACCTAACATTTCCTGATCGAGGTTAACAGTCTTTGCTTTTTTACCTTCAGCTAACCGCAATACGCGATAGTCAGAGAAGAATGTGCGTGTGATTTGGCTCGCTTTGGGATGGCCCATTTTTGCGGCCATCACGCGTAATTTATGCGCGCGCTTTACCCCATCTTTCATATTCTGGCCATGATGCTTCCACCACAGCTCTATTAACTCAGTCAGAGGCCGATTATCTGCTGGTTTTTCCAGCCAATCTTTATCATTTTGAGTCGCAATAGCCCAGCGTTCAAATTGCTGTGCTTCTGCTTTGGTTTTGAATTTCTTACGGATTCGCTTCCCTGCACGGCCTTGTGGGCGTAGATCAACCCTATAACCTTCAGCGCCAAGTGACTTAATACTCATCGAAGAAGTTCCTTTCGTAACAAATCCCGCCCTTGCCCCAACGATTTTTTACTTTATAGGCGATTAGCCAACCTTCTGGCCTTTTGGGCTCGCAGATGTGCTTTCTGGCCCATTAGGGGAGAGATCAGGGGAGATCTGACCGATTTCCGGCGCGACATCCCCTGTCATTAGCCACATCGTGTATTTTTTAAACTGCGGGTTGTTAACCACCAGCTCAATAACTTTTAGCCCCGCCTCCACCTGACCCGTTTCATAATTCTTAATTGTTCCGAGTGGAATGCCTGCTTGTTCGGAAAAAGACTTCTGAGTTAACCCTTCTGCTTTGCGGATGGCTTTTAGCTTTTGTGCGTAAATACTTGACAAGGTCACGTCCAAATGACCACCCTCATATCAAGGTCATTCGCAAATGACCTAAATGACTTAAAACTGCGTGTTCCTAGAGGGTAGCACTTATGCTAAAGAAACAGAATAGAAGTCTGAATACCTCAATTATCAGGGAGTTGCCTACAGATTATCCTTTTGGCGATAAACTGTCAGAGTCCATCGCTGACTATGCCAAACGTCAAGGGATTAACCCAAACACCGTCCGTACCCAAGCTGATACCGGTCGTTTACCCATCATCCAGCAGAAGAAAGGCGCAAAGCGTGAAGTGAACCTATACGCGATTTACTTAAATGCCCGTTATAAAGCCGAACGCTATGTGGAGATGATGAATTGATTAGCCCATGTAATGTGCTGGTAAAAGTCAGCGAACATACCTGCGTTTATCGTGGATTCTCTATTATCCGCCTGAAACCTAACAAAATAACCCTGATGGCTCGTTATCAGGTGAGCCAGAGTCATCAGTCTTATGGCAAGTTTGACGCACAGGCGCAAGCCACGGCTTACATTGATCAACTACATCAGATGAGGAATTGCCCGCCTTATGGAATTATCCGCTTAATTCCTCTTGGCCGGAGGTATTGCCGATGCAAAAGTCTGCCAGAGCTATTGAACTCACAGCGGAGCAAATAAAAACCGGCCTTATTCAAACAGCTCATGTCCGCTTAATGCTTAATAAGGCATTAAAAGGAAAGAATAGAGTTACTGCATTTTTATCAGGAGTGTCATTTCGCCACAGAGGTTTGATCTATTTCACTGCTGGATTACATCGGGATAAACATAAACTGAAGTTTCATGAGTTGGAGAAAGCGGATCGGTTGGCTGTTATTAAGGCGATGAGGGAACTAGCGGAATTAACGGCCTCATTTCCGAAAGAATTGTCCGATGCTGATGCTGTCATCAATCAAGACCCGTAATTAATTACCAGAAAACCACAGGCAGGCGTTTTATACCGCGCCGGGATCCCTATTGCCTGAAAACGAGGAATAACAAAATGATGAATCGCAGACTTGCCGCAATATCCGTCTCGACTGAAGCCATGCATCAATATTTAAATAATGCCCGAATAGAAGAACGCAAAGCCTTTGCGCTTAATCTATCAGAAAAGTTAACCGCCCTTTCCGATCATATTTCTCAACGTGAGCTTAATAGTATTGAAGCTATCGAATTAATCCGCCAGGTTGCTGAAAATCTCAGAGCTATATCTGAGGGGCAACACTGATGCCTGATTTAATGGATATCGCCCAGGAACGGCAAGAGATGTTATTAGCCATGCAGATCGCTAAAGCCCGCAGTAAGCCAATCACAGCATCAGCTTTTATCTGTGCATCCTGCGAGGCTGAAATTCCAGAGCAGCGGCGCATTACCGTGCCGGGGGTGATTTTTTGTGTGGCTTGCCAGCAACTCCATGAAGAGAAAAAGAAACACTATCGCGGGATAGCATAATGGGGGGACGGAACTCACGCCGCCCCCCAACCCCGTCTCAACCTTACCCCGGTAACACTGAAACCTTTACCGGGGCTTACTCATGGAATGCGCCGCGACCAGCGATTGCGACTGCTGCCGGTGAGAAACCGATAAGTGAGGATCTATTCAGTCGTTTTTCACAAATCAATGAACCCATTCCGCGCGCGCGGCGTGTTATGCGCCGCCTTGAGTCTTTGCCTCACTATATCCATCGCTACTACACCCAACGAGTGGAGAACATTAAACAAAACAGTGGAGCCAAACGAGCCAATAGCGACTTAATTAATTCAATTGAAAAGTACCTATTGCCGCGTGTGGACTGTGTAACAGAGCAATATCAGATTGATATTCGATCCCATGTATTACTTCCTTTCTACGATAATTTCCGCCGTATTCCTTACTATGGTAAGCGAGAGATCAAACGGTTGGCCTATCGTCTGTCAGATTGCATGACTGGCGAGTTTATCCGCGAATATGACCATCAAATGGGATTACCTGATGGTGATATTGAAACCGCGATTGTGTCCGGTTATGGCTATATCGGTTTTTTAACTCGTCAGCTAAATACCAACGCGCCGGGCTGGGGATTATACGAAAGCCAAACGATGACAGCGGACGAAGCATTGCGCGCCACTGCCCGCATTGAGTCCCCTTCATGGTGGTTGCGCCGTCTGAAGCATATCCATGATCAGTGGCGTGAACACCTGATGATTGCAGCGGGTTATGTGCACGCCAAATCAGCCCCCTATTGCAGTGATCCCGCCCTCAAGGAATGGCAAGCACAGAAGAGGTCTAACCGTGAATTCTTACAGGCGTTTGAGCTGGAAGATGAAGACGGAAACCGGATTTCGCTGGTTGATAAATACGACGGCAGCATAGCCAATCCTGCGATCCGCCGTTGCGAATTAATGACCCGAATGCGCGGGTTTGAGGATATCGCGGAACAAGAGAATTTAGCCGGTGATTTCTACACCTTAACCGCGCCGTCAAAATTCCATTCCATGCACAACAGTGGCAAGCGCAACCACAAATGGCGTGGTGCCAGTCCACGGCAAACACAGAAGTATTTATGTCGTATCTGGTCACAGGTCCGTGCAGCCTGGAAACGCGCCGGTATCCGAGTATTCGGTTTTCGAGTGGCGGAACCTCACCATGACGAAACACCCCACTGGCATATGCTGTTGTTTATGCTGCCTGCTGATATCGAACTAGCTCGCGATATTTTTTGCACCTATGCCCGTTGGGAAGATTCAGAAGAGTTGCAATCACAAGAAGCGCTTAAAGCCCGTTTTCATGTGGTCCCCATTGATAAAGAACTGGGTAGCGCCACCGGTTACATCGCCAAATATATATCAAAGAATATCGACGGTTACGCGCTTGACGATGAGCTGGACGACGAAAGTGGAAAACCACTGAAGGAAACAGCAAAGCGCGTCAGTGCCTGGGCGTCTCGTTGGCGTATTCGCCAGTTCCAGCAAATAGGTGGCGCACCGGTCACGGTATACCGTGAATTACGCCGTCTGCGGGATAAGGAGCTGCGTTTATTCCCAGAGATATCACCGGCGCAGGTTGCCGCTGACGAAGGCAACTGGGCGGGTTACACCCTCGCACAAGGCGGCCCGCTAGTCGCCCGTAAAGATTTGCGCGTAAGGCTCAATTACGACATCACTGAGAATGGCAACGATTACGGGGATAACGTCAGCCGGATCACTGGTGTCTTTGCCCCTGAATCGGGTTCTAATTCAATTATCTATACCCGCACCACCACTTACAAGATTGTTCCTAAAATCAAAGCTGACGCGGATTTTTCTGTTGACGTTCAGGGCGGCCCGCCGCCCCTTGGAGTTCTGTCAATAACTGTACGCGGTAGCAATCCTCAACTGGAAAAATCGGTTGAAAGCACCCCGCCAGCCGCAGAATTTAGTTATCCAAAACTGCCCAAGAACGCCACAGCCAAGCAGATAAAACGTTATCACCAGCAAACCAGCCAGCTTTTTAAGGATATGGGGCGCAAGGAACGGCGAGAACTGGCCGAACGTATCCGCAATGAAGGGAATCAAGGTAGAAAAATGCCTGATAATAGCCAGGTGAAAAAAGCAGAGATAGCGGCTCAGTATCAGCCTATCGGTGAGTTAGCAGATCAGGTGCTGAGTTTCCTGCGAAAAATCGGCATAGAGCCGGAGCCGTGGGAGTTGCGGGCACTAGTGATGGGGGGGACGGTGGATTTTGGGGATGGAGAAGCATTCGAATTAGTGGGGAAAGAGTAACTTTTGCATATAGATCTCGTGCCCGACCAACAAAATGTACATTCTACTCGACAATCATTTGAGCCTTTTCCAAAGCAGATTCAATCTTTCAATTTTATAATGATTGCAAAAAATATAATTACAATTCAGTAGTATTAAATAATTGATTTGATAAATGTTGCAAAACACGTCGAAGGATATTGTAATTTTCTCTATTTATGTGATAGTTATGGAAAATCATGAGGTTAATGTTATGCCTTATTTTACATTGACTCAGGTTAAATATTAAAAAAGTTGCTTTATATAGTGGCTAATTTTAGCTGTGTTAATGCATAAGGATAGGTCGTAAAATGAGCCAAATAGAAAATAACTCATACCATTTTAAAACACATTCCGACCTAAAAAACATAATAGGTCAAGATTTAATCAATGATGACAATATTGCAATTATCGAGCTCGTTAAAAATGGAATTGATGCAAATGCAGAAAATATTAAAGTTACATTTAGTGAAAAAAAGAAGTCAATAATTGTATTTGACAATGGTCACGGAATGTCACTTTCTGACTTAGAAAATAAGTGGCTCAACATTGCTTATTCAGAAAAAAAAAGTATAAAGATAAAAAACAGATTGCTTGCAGGCAATAAAGGAGTTGGTAGATTCGCATGTGATAGACTTGGTCAAAAATTGGATCTATTCACCCAAAAAAATAATAATTCCATTTTGCACCTATCACTAAATTGGAAGAGTTTTGAAGGGTTGGAAGAACATAACTCAGTAATTCAAGCTGTAGACATAAGCATAAATGAAACAACGATTGAATATGTTGAAGAAAACACAGGATTTAATATTAACGACAATGGAACCATATTATTAATAACTGATTTAAGACAATCGTGGGATCGCGATAAATTACTTTCTTTAAAGCGTCACTTACAGAGTTTCGTTAATCCAATAGCAGCCTTTGATAATTCAATTGTTAATATAGAATTGATTTCTTTAGATGAACTCAAAGATGATTCAACTTTAGATGAACACTTAAAAATTAATGGCATCATTGAAAATACTGTCTTTGAAAAATTAAAGTTCAACACTACATATATTGAGTCTAAAATAAATGACACAGGTGAAATATTAACAACGGAGTTATTTCATGATGGTGTTAGAATTTATAAAATAGTTGAAAAGAATACTTTATTTGACAAAATAAAAAATATATCTGTAGTTCTGCACTTTATGAACCCATATAAGAAAGCATACTTTAAAAGACAGACAGGATTGACTGTCGTAGAATTTGGCTCTGTTTTCCTTTTTATTAATGGATATAGAGTATCGCCATATGGTGATAGAGATAATGATTGGTTACAGTTAAACAGTCGAAAAGCCCAAGGCCAAACTAGATATTTTGGTAATAGAGATTTATTAGGAGTTATTAATATAATAGATAACGAAAACAATTTTAGAATTGTTTCAAACAGAGAGGGCGTTGCTAAAAATGAACCATTTACTCAACTTACTAAGAAACCAGATGGATTGATAATAAAACAGATATCCAGATTGGAAAAATTTGTCACTGAAGGACTATCTTGGGATCAAGTCCCTGAGTCTACAAGAAAACTATTATCCTCTGGTATCATACCAGGTGATGCTAGTATGCCTGAAGGTGAAGTATATAGTGAATCTACACAAAGTAAAAAAAGAAGGATCGCCTTAGACCTTTTTAAAATAGTTGATGCATCACCTCAAACGACTTTATCACTTGATATTTCATCGGAAGTACTGGACTCACTTGCACAAGAAAAAGAAGAAAGTGTCTCAGCAATACTAAAAAGATTTAATGCTTATGAGGGGAATGTCGTAGGTCACGATGTGAAACTTGCATTAAATAAGGTACAAGAAGAGTTTGAAAAACAAAAGATGGCATTAACAAAAGCTAGCAAAACTGTAGCTATTAAAGAACGCCATGTGACTAAACTAATAGAAGTTGCTAGAAATCTATCTCATGATAATAAAAAGTTAGAGAATGAAGTTAAGACACAGCAAACTGAAGTATTGTTCTCGAGATTAACTTCTAGCACGGATTATGATCAGTTATTACTTTTACATCATCAATCCAAAATACAAGCTGAAATTGTTAAAGGTTTTCTTGATAAGGCTTTAAATATTCTTCAATCCACAGGGGAAAAAGATAAAATTTTTGATCTTATGGAGAAAGCACTTATAAACACAAGAAAAATAATCACAGTTAATAATTTTGCTACCAAAGCAAATTTTAAAATGCACACTGAAAATTTAAGTGCTGATATTGCGACATTTATACAGCAGTATGCAGAAAATGTAGCTTCTGAAAATTCAGCTCAAAATATGAATGTAAATGTTAAAAGGCATTTTGATTCTCCATTCGTCGTAAAGTTCAAACCTATCGAAATAGCCATTATATTTGATAACCTAGCTAATAATAGCACTCGTGCAAAAGCAAAGAATTTTAATATAGAATTAATGTTAGCATCAGAAAATGAACTTAAAATCATTATATCGGATGATGGAATAGGTTTAAATAATAGTATTACCCCTCCTTCGGCTATATTTGAGAAAGGAGTTACTACTACAACTGGGTCAGGTTTAGGTCTTTATCATGTCAAGCAAACAATCGAAAAACTTAATGGGACTATCGATTTATCTGAAGATATATCAAGTGGTTTTGGATTAATAATGAGGATTTTCAAATGAGCATAGAATTTAAAATTCTTTGGATCGATGATTCAGAAGATTATCTTGAAAGTTTAAATATTGATTTTGTTGACAAACATATTAATGATCAAGGTTTCAAAGTTAAGTTTGAATTCAGAATTACTGATGAAGACATTGACATGGATGTAGATGGCTTAAAATATGATCTAATTGTAATAGACTACAATTTGGCTAATGATGGCAGTAAGACAGGAGCTTCGGTCATTCGCTCAGTTAGAGAAAAAAACTGTTTAACTGAGGTTATATTTTATTCAGCAAAAAGTATTTCTATATTACGACAGGTAGCATTTGATCAAGAGTTAGAGGGGGTGTTTTTTTCCAGTAGAGATGCTGATGGTTTATTAAATAAAATATGCACTGTTTTTGATTTAAAAATAAAAAGACTTATTGATTTAGATAATATTAGAGGTCTAGTTATGTCGGGAGTGGCTGATATAGACATGAGATTAAAAGATATTATTATTAACTTTAATAATAACTTTATTGAAGAGCATCAAATAAATCTTAGAAAAAAGATAGTTGAAAAAATGATGCCTGAGTATCGTGACATTAGAGATTTATTCTCTTCAGAACATGAAGAATTCAAAAATTCTTTTAATACTTCACTAAAGAATTTTAAAAATTTAGAACCTAAACAGCTAGAGGACTTGTTAAGTAACCGAGCATTTAGTAGCTCAAGACGAGTAGAAACAGTTATGAGTATATGTCAGCGACATACGGATTATGATAATAAGAAAGCCATATTAGATGATATATGTTATTTATTACATTGGCGAAATGCACTAGCCCATCAAAACCCAGAAACAGTAAATGATGAAAGGGTTTTTCAAGTAGGAAAAGAAAATATATCTTTCAACACAACTGAATCTAAAAAAATACTACGACAGCTTATAGATTTAGAACAACGGTTAGATATATTATCAATAGCTCAATAAGGGTAATATTATATAATGAATAATGCAGTTATATTTGACCTAGACGGCACTCTAGCAAACATAGATAGAAGACGGCTTATTTTAAATCAGAAGCCTAAAAATTGGGATTTGTTTTTTGAAGATATGATAAATGACGAGCCTAACAGGCCAATTATTGAGCTATATAATGCATTAAGTTTAACTAAAAAATACTCGATGTTAATAGTTAGTGGTCGCCCAGAAAGATATATAAATGAGACCCAACGCTGGTTGTATAAAAATAATATTGAGTTTGATAAATTATACATGAGAGCAGATAAAGATAGACGTGACGATTCATTAGTAAAGCAAGATATTCTCAATTCAATTTTATCTAATGGATTCAAGATTATACTTTCAGTTGATGACCGCTCATCAGTTGTGGCTATGTGGAGAAAAAATGGAATAACTTGTCTTCAGTGTGCCGATGGGGATTTTTAATTTGACGCATGGGATATTTACTATAGTATGCCATTGAATTTTAAATTAGAATAATATAATGATTTTAAACAAAGAATTAACTATATGAATTTTATAGATTTATTTTCTGGATGTGGTGGTTTTTCTCTTGGTCTTCTTAAGGCTGGATTAACAGGCAGACTAGCCGTCGAAAAAAATCAAGATGCTTTCGAAACGCTGAAACGCAACCTAATTGAAGGTAATAAATTTAGTTATAGTTGGGCGAGTGAAAAAATATCACTCGATAATCATGACATTCATACACTATTAGACAAATACTCGTCTTATTTATCTGAGCTTGGTGATGGAAGAGAAATAGATCTAGTTGTTGGTGGCCCTCCATGTCAGGGATTTTCAAGTGCTGGTCGACGAAATCCATTAGACCCGCGAAATCAATTAGCCTATGATTATTTAAAAGTGGTTTCTTTAGTGAAGCCAAAATATCTTATTCTAGAGAATGTAGTAGGCATACAATATTCTTTTAAAGGCCAAACAGATTCGCCAGTATCTTTAAAAATTAAACATGAATTATCAATTTTAGGCTATCTTCCAATAAGCTTAGTTGAAGATTGTGCTGATTGGGGGGTTCCTCAGCATCGGCGGAGATTTATTCTTTTGGGAATTAATATTGAGTTATTTGGCTTTGACTCAAATAATTATTCACCACAACAAATAATTGAGCTTGGCAATAAATTGGCACCATCACTTAAAGTTGATCTGGAAAGATTTCAAGTTAACTTCTTAAAATCAAAAGGATTAAAAAAGAAACAATCGACCTCTGATGCTATTTCTGACCTAAAAGCATTCGATGATTTGTCTAGTCCTTTAGCAATGACTATTGCCGAAGACGCCCCAGGTTCTCGATTCAAGCGTATAAAAAAACTTCCCCCATCGGAATCTAAATATCAGAAACTGATGCGAAAAGAGTTTAATAAAAATAATACAACACCGTCAGGGTTAAGATTAGCAAATCATTCACAATATGTTATTAATAAATTTAAGAAAATTTTAGTTGATATAGATAACCCTATTTTTCAGAAGGAATATTCGCTTTCCCGTGGAAGAACTATTCCAGCTATATACGCTAATAAAATAATGAATACAAAAAAAGCAATAATGCGGGTTCTTGATCCTAACAAACCCTCGGTTACTGTAACAACATTACCAGACGATATTCTGCATTATGATGAACCACGTATTCTTACCGTTAGAGAATGCGCACGCCTACAATCTTTTCCTGACTGGTTCGATTTTTCTGGTTCATATACTACAGGCGGTCAACGTCGCAAGGTCAGTTGCCCAAAATACACACAAGTTGGTAATGCTGTTCCACCATTGATGGCAGAAGGAATGGGACTTTTTATCTGCCAAGAAATTGATAATTTCATCCAAAAACACCGCTCCATTTTCGAAGAGAATGAGTAGAAATTGAATTAAATTTTAGTACTCAATATCGCACAAATTTGCACAATATTTTTGATGCTATTTCACCCCTTTAAGCCCAGAACTGGCGCGGCCTGCCGCTACTTGCACAAATGCACAAAAAGAGACCCTTTTTGCGTGCAGGCGTGGAGGGGAGACAATCGCGCGCTGAGGGGTCAGGGGTGGTCGGGCACCTGCGGCTGATGCGTCGCTTGTGGGTCATGGTGATGTGCATTCGGGTGATGGGTGTCGTGATCGGATGCGTGAGGCGTGCGCCTTGCCACGGGGCGCTCAGGGCGTTATGGCGCGATCGGGAAATTGCACGGGTTGCAAGGTGCGCCCGTGCGGGTGTGGATGAAAATTATTGAATGAATCGGCGGGTCAGGCTTTAACTTCGGCCAGTGCGTAGGGGTTAAACTGGAATACGTCCACGCCCAGCCAGTCATTCAGAGCTTTTAGATCTTCCATGATGGGGTACAGTTCGTTGATGGCGAACACCTTAGCCGCCTTCTCAACATCCCCAAAGCCGCTGGTATTGGTCGGCATGATCCCCATCAGCTGTGGCGGCACACGGTGCGCGGCCAGCAAATCATCGCGGGTTACGTTCTTGATACCGTTAAACTCATCCTTGGCGGTTATCTCGCTGAAGGGCATGATTTGCAGGCCGTCTTTCTTCCCGCCCGCCGCGTACACGAATACGTTCTTGAATGCCCCTTTCCCTCTGGCGTCGGTCAGCGTACGCTTTAGCGCCTGCACATCGGTATCGTTTTGCATGGCGTCAGACAGATAGACAATCACCCCAGCATGACTGCCGTTAATGTAATACTTGCGCCGGAACAGCGTAGCGTCCTCATTGAGCAACGCCGACGGGATGGCCGCCAGATACCCCGGCAAACCGTAAATTTCCTGATGAATGTCCGGCTCGGCCAGATGAAACACCGAGCCAGGCGCAAAGGGGTAATCCTCTTTCTCGTAAGTCACAAACCAATACTGATCCAGATTGCTCCCGCGCCGCATATACTTGGCCGGAACATGCTTCAGCGCCAACGGGCCCCCCAGTCGATTTTTGCGCAATTCAAGATAGGCATTGCCGAACACCAGAAAATCCTGCACGAATGCCCCGGCATCAGCGCGGGACAGTAACGGGTGCGGCCGGTAGCAACTCATCAACACACGGCGTTTAAAATTGAGTGGTGACTGGTGGTGAATGGCCGAGTGAAAGATGCGGGCCAGCCCGTAGAAGCTGATCGGCGTCTCGTACCAATCGCCATTGCGGGCGCACTCCATACAATCGAGCAAATCCCGCTGATCCAATACCGGTGTCGGGTCGCCAAAAGTGAAAGACTCCATCATCGAGATGGGCTGCTGGGCTGGCGGTGCATCCGTCGTGACTGCGGCGGGTAACGTTGTATTTATTTCCACGGTTAAAACTCCTGAACAAAGCCGCCGCCGGTGCTACCGGTTTCTGCGCCAATCGGTTCGTTTTGCAATGCATGCATGATGGCCCACGCCACGTCGCCATGGCTGGCCCCTTTGGAACGGTCAGACGTATAGGTCGTCATTCCGCCCGGTGTCACTGATTTACGAATAGTCATAAAGGATTGAGCAATCACACTTAGCCCGGCGTCATATTCAAAGCGGCCCCGACGCATCACCATTTGCGCTTTGAGGACCAAAGCAGACTTCACGCTGATGCTGTAGACAAATTTCACGGCGGTCGGGAAAAATTTCAGTACCAGCGAATGCACCGCGCCGCCAATGCCGGTGCCGTCAATACCGATAAACTGCACGTTATAGCGCTGGGTCATTTTCCTGATCTCCTCCGCCTGAAGTTCAAACGGCATACCGCGCAACTGAATGGCTTCCAGCACGCGGAACTTGCCCCCGTCCACCTGTGGCGGGGCGATTGCCACCAATCCGGCACTGTCGCCCCCGTCGCCCTCACCGTTAGGGTCATAACCAATCCACACCGGCGAATTGCCCAGCGGTCGCGGCGAATAGGGCCGCCAGTCGTCCCACACGCCCGCGTTCCAACCGTCCACACCGCAATTAATCAGCTCGCTGTATGAGAACGGCCGCTCGCCATTGGTGATGGGCTGGCACATGTACAGGTTGTTGAATTCATCCGGGGATTTCTTGGCGATCAGATCGTCAACGTCAATGCGGTCAAAGCCCAACGCGGCGGCGTCTTTTACCGTCACAATCTGCTTCCATTGCCTATCCGCGCAAATCTTGCCGTTTTTCAGATTTTTGTGGGTGATATCAATGTTGACGCGGTCAGCCTTTTTGCGGCCATCGTTGAACAGCTCGCCCGACCAGAAACAATAGGCTTCGTGTTCTTCACTGGAGATGGTAGAGAAATAGGTTTCTATCAGCCCAGTTTGTGTTGCCATACCGGCGGCCACACTACGCAGATTGATAAAATTGCTGGTCCAGAAATATTCGTCGAAATACAGGTTGCCGGTATACGACTGCGCCGACGCCGCCGAGGTGCCAAGGAAATGCAACTCGGCCCCATTAGACAACATAATAGGATCGCCCTTCAGCTCGACACCCACCTCGGCGGCAAACTTGATAATAAAGCGTTTGAACTGATGCGCCTGGGCGCGGGAGGCGGACAGAAATATCTGATTGCGGCCGGTTTCCAGTGCATCGATCAAGGCTTCGCGCGAAAAATACCAGGTCGCCCCAATCTGACGCGACTTGAGGATATTGCGGATAGTGATCGCCAGACTTTTGGCTTTATACCAACGCTTTTGGTGCTCATAAAGCCCATCGTAAAACCTGACTCTCAGCTGCTCGATCTGTTCATCACTGAAATGGTTTTTCGGCAGCTTCTTACGCCCTTCGCCACCGTCGTTATTCAGTTGCCGGTCAAAGCGCACCAGTTGGCGCGCCAGCAAATCTATTTCTTTAAAATCCCGCCCACTCTTATCGGCTTTATCAATCAGTTGGTTGTAACGGGCTTCAGTGGTAAAGCGCACCCGGTCAAGGGGCGCAGTTTTGTCCCAGTTCTCGCGTTTACGCCGTGAATACAGCGTGTGCACGTTGAAACCGGTCAACTTGGCGATGTGAGATATCTGGTATCCCTGCCAGTAAAGACTGCGGGCATCGCGGACAGAATCGGGGGGGTGTTTGCTCATGAGGCTAGGCTATCGCGCCCGCGTGACTGTCGGCGAGGCGATAAAGTTGTAGCAGGTCTCTTACAATAACAAGGCTTTGCGCGGGTTTAGCCGCTGGGGTGATGATGCTGTCCGCTGCTTACTGCACACCAATTGCTGATACCCGGAGCATTGTTATATGCCTAAATTATCCAAGTTTTTCCGCGTTGCCGTTGAAGGGGCAACCACTGACGGCCGCATCATTAACCGCCAGGATCTACTCGACATAGCACTCAGTTACGACCCCAAGGTCTACGGTGCCCGCGTTGATTTGGAGCACTACAAAAGCCCCTACCCTGATAGCGTATTCCACTGTTATGGCGATATCACCGCCGTAAAAACGGAAGAAATCGCCGAGGGTGCACTTAAAGGCAAACTGGCGCTGTTCGCCCAAATTGATCCGACCGACGAATTACTGACGCTGAACAAGGGCCGCCAGAAGGTTTACAGCTCTATTCAGTTCGATCCGAACTTTGCCACCAGTGGCCGCGCCTATCTGAAAGGGCTGGCGCTGACTGACGATCCCGCCAGCTTAGGCACTGAACTACTTCAGTTCTGCGCGAAACAGGTTGCTGAGTCCAAACCGAACCCACTGGCTGGCCGTAAACAATCTCCTGATTGCCTGTTTACCGCACTGGAAGAAACGTTTATTGAGTTCGAAGAGGTACAGCCAGCGGACGACACCAGCAAGAAATTCACCGCCAAAATCAAAGAATTGCTGTTTGGTGCTGAAAAGAAAACCGACGGCAATCTCGACGATATTCGCCAGGCGGTGCAGGTGATTGCCGAAAGCCAGAAAACCGTACTGGAAACCCAACAACAATTTACCGCCAGTCGACAGGAAGTGACTGACCTGAAAGACCAACTGTCCCAGTTGTCAACCTCGTTTGCCTCACTGACAACCCAATTGCAATCCGAAGATAGCCAACACACTAGCCGCCCACCGGCCAAAGGTGGCCCGGAAGGCAGCACCGACGACACTATCGACTGCTAAATCGCCCTATTGAATGCACAGGAATGATGAACATGAGAAATGAAACACGTGATAAATGGGACGAATACCTGTCCGCACAGGCCCGGCTTAACAGCCTGCCACTGGATCGCGTCACCAAACAGTTTACCGTGGCCCCCGTTGTTGCCCAGACGTTGGAAAACAAGATTCAGGAAGCCAGTGACCTTCTGAAGCGCATTAACGTGCATGTCGTACCAGAGCAGGAAGGTCAGCGTGTCGGTATCGGCGTCAGTGGCCCAATTGCCAACCGTAACACCTCCAACACGGTACGCCGTGAGCCGAACTCACCGGAAACCATTGAAGATAATGGCAAGTACCGTTGCGAACAAACCAACTCTGACACTTATATCAGCTATGCCCGTCTGGACGCGTGGGCCGGTAAGCGTGACTTTAAAACGCGGGTGACCCATCAAATTATTACGCGCCGGGCATTGGATCGCATCATGATCGGCTTTAACGGGACATCCGTTGCCGTCAAGTCAGATATTACCGCTAACCCGTTATTACAAGACGTTAATATCGGCTGGCTGAAAAAATACCGTCTGTTTGCCCCGCAACGTGTGATGTCTGATGTGATGGTATCCACCCGTGATGAGGACAACAAACTTATCACCAAGGGGCAGTACGGTAACCTTGATTCACTGGCTTTTGATGCGGTCAACAGCCTGATCGACCCGTGGTATCAGGATGACACCGGCCTGATTGTTATCTGTGGCCGCAAACTGCTGGCGGATAAGTATTTCCCGGTGCTGAACACCGTCAGCGGCAGCAATCCGAACACTGAAGCGTTGGCCGGTCAGATGTTGGTATCGCAGAAGCAAATCGGCGGTATGCAGACCTACCGCGCACCGTTCTTCCCCGCCGATGCCATGTTTATTACCACATTCGACAATCTGGCTATCTATGTGCAGGAAGGAACACACCGCCGCACCCTCAAAGAGGAGCCGGAATTTAACCGCGTCACCACCTATGAGTCGGATAACGAGGCTTATTGCGTGGAGGATTACGGTTTCGGTTGCCTGATTGAAGGCATCAAAGCCGGTGAGCCGGTTGAGTCTTAACAGCAACAGCCCATTAAGCCCAGGAGGCATGATGTTAACTCCAGCACAACGCCATTACGACAAGGTGATGGCCGAACGACGCGGCACCACCGACGATGTGATGCCAGGCTCCGCCTACGAACAACAGCTTTACCGGTTGCGCATTGATCAGCGCCGCCTGTCGCAATTTCAATCCCATATCACCCGCGCGGAAATGAAGCGCGAAATGTTGCCCGCTTACGACGGCTGGCTCGACGGTGTTCTGACGGCCAATAGCGGCCAAAGTGACGAGATTGTCACTACCTGCATGGTGTGGTCGGTGGATGCTGGTTTATACCGCGACGCACTGCGCCTGGCTGAATATGTGATCAGCCATAACCTGCCAATGGCTGACAAATACCAGCGCACCGCCGCCTGTTTCATTGTCGATCAAGTGTCAGAAGCCGCATTACTGCGCTTTAAAGGTGCGGCAACCGATAATCCGGCGATTGAGATTGATCTCTTGCTGCGGCTGCAAGAGCTGACGGCGGATAAAGATATGCCGGACGAAGCCCGCGCCAAGTTGCTTAAAGCGATTGGTTATACCCAACGTGAAAGCACCAATTTGGCCGATCAGGCGTCTGCCCTTATCTGGTTGCAGCGGGCTTTAGCCGCGCACACCGATGTCGGGGTGAAAAAAGATATTGAAGTGCTGGAACGGAACCTGAAAAAAGCCGCGCTGGTTGCGGCCAGCAATCCCGAATTCGCAGCCAAAGATTAAACCCACACCGTACGCGACAAACGTACCCCCTGAATCGTGCCCCGCACGTCGGGCGGCACGCAGAAATGAGGTTTACCCCTGATAACTGCGTCCACCGCCCATTTTATTAATGGTGATGCTATGAGTTTTCTCGCCAAAGAGCCGGTACACCCGGCAAGCCCGCCCGAAGGGCCGGACGTGACGATCGCCAGCGCTCCGTTTTGGCCGGAGATCTCACTGGGTGATTTACGCAAAGTGATGCGACTGGACGGTAATGTCACCGCCGAACGCCTGAAAGAAGCGGTGATCGAGGCTATCAGTAACACCAACGGCCAGTTGCGGGCATGGCGCAGCGAACAGGAAGCGGCTGGCGTGATGACGCTGGAAGATGTGGAGTCTGAAAAAGTCGCAGGCGAATCTATGCGAGTGCAGCGCTACCGCCGTGCGGTCTACTGCCATGCCAAGGCCAATCTGACCGAACGTTATCGCGATATGGACACTACCGGCGACGGCAATAAACGGGCTGATGCCCTTGATCCGCAAATCACCGATCTGTGGCGCGATGCCCGCTGGGCTATCAGTGATGTACAAGGCCGTGAACGCGGCATTGCCGAGTTGGTGTGAATGCGTATTCAAGCTCAACAGTATGACACCGTTGATGCGCTGTGCTGGCATCATTACGGCCGCACCGAGGGGGTGACTGAGGCAGTTTATCAGACGAATCCGGGGCTGGCTGAACTGGGGCCGGTATTGCCCGCCGGTTACTGGCTTGAATTGCCCGACACCACCGCACCGGCGCAACAGAACATTATTCAGCTGTGGGACTAATTGCCACAGCCACGGCTCCCCAAAGGGGGTAACGGACATGAAAATGCCAGAAAAAGATCCGCGCTGGATAGACACAATGGTGGATTTTTACTCCACGCATTCAACGGTACTCAATGGTTTTTTTCTCACCTTTATTGTGGCGTTTCGCCGCGTGGTCTGGGGTGGAGGTAAATTGCGCGAAGGCATTGGCGAGGGCGTGGTGTGTGGGCTGGTCGGTGTCAATATCGGCCCGGTTATCTCCCCGATGCTGATCCGCGCGATTGATGCTATTCCCTGGCTAAACGGTGCGCTAACCGAAGTCGCCGCCGGAAAAGTGGAAATCTTTATCAGTTGCCTGATAGGGCTGATCGGCTTGCAAGCCATCCGTGAGTTGGTGTTTAAAATCGTGAATAAAAAGGCGGGAACCCCTGATGCCAAACAATAAGTTTATTTTCGGCAAAGCCAGCGAAAGCAATCTGATCGGCGTGCATCCTGATTTGGTCAAGGTGGTACGCCGCGCGCTGGAACTCACTCCGCTTGATTTTAAAGTAATTGAGGGTCGCCGCACCTTGGAGCGCCAGCGCCAACTGGTTAAAGCCGGTGCCAGTCAAACACTGAACAGTCGTCACTTAACCGGCCACGCGGTGGATATTGTGCCGCTGCCGAATGGCAAAGTGAGTTGGGAATGGCAATATTTCCGCCCGATGGCAGAGGCGGTGAAACAGGCCGCCGCCGAACTGGGGATCGCTGTGGAATGGGGCGGTAACTGGACAACCTTTAAAGACGGCCCGCATTTTCAATTGCCCGCCCGTCAATATCCGGGCTGACACTATGCCAATTTTCAATGCAGCGTCGTTGGTCTGGCCGATTGTCGGCGCGTTACTGGTTATCAGTGGCGTACAGACCCACCGGTTAGCCGAGTCCCGTCAGACATTGATTGACCAGCAAGCGGCCGATTCGGCCAGTAAAAGCGGCCAGTTGATCGCCCTGGCACTGACCGCCAATGCCAATAATCAGGCACAGGCACAATTGCGCCAACAGGTCGCCAGCGCCGATCAGCTGTTGGCGCAACGTAATAGCCAAATCAAGAGGTTATACCGTGAAAATGAAACGTTACGCCGCTGGGCTGATACTCCCCTGCCTGATGATATTATCCGGCTGCGTCGACGCCCCGCCATCACTGGGGCCGCAGATTACCGTCAATGGTTGTCCGAAAGTCACATCTTGCCAGTTTCCAGCAACAGAGCCGCAAACTAACGGCGATTTGAGCGACGATATCGACCAGTTAGAAGCGGCTTTACACGCCTGCGCGGCGCAGGTCGATATGGTGCTGGCCTGTCAACAAGGAACGCCCGATGTTAAAACCTAGTCTACTGCGTACCGCGCTCAGTCAGGCGGTGCCTTATCTGCGCGAGAATCCCGACAAGCTGGCTATCTGGCTGGATAAAGGTACGGTAGTCGCCACTGGGCAAAAATCCCTGTCATTCGAATACCGCTATACCCTGCACGTTATCGTGATGGATTACCCCTACAGCATGGATACGGTCACGTTGCCCGCGATGCTGTGGATACACCGCCATCAGCCGGATTTGATTTTCAATCCCGACCGGCGCAAAACCGGTTTTACCTTTGAGGCGGATATTCTCAATAACGCCACCGCCGATATTGTGCTGCACATTGAGTTGACTGAGGCAGTCAGGGTAAGTGATATCGATAATCAACTGGTCTTGACTCACCTTGATGAACCCAGCGAACCGGACAACCCGCGCGGCGATATATTGGATAGCTGGGAACGGGCCGCCGCCAACACTCCTTGGGCGGGCTGAGCACAGACATATCTGTGTTGGCCACAAACGGAAAGAGGCTCTATGGATAACGAATTTCAGGAACTTGAACAGTATTTACAGCACCTGATCAATCGCGGGAAATCGGGCGCGCGGCACAAGCTGAGCCGGGATATTTCCATCACTCTGCGCCGTGGTCAGCAACAACGTATTCGCCAGCAATTAAACGCCGACGGCTCGCCGTATATCAAGCGAAAAGACAGCGTCAAAACGGTGCAAAAGCGCCTGCGCTTTATTTATCAAGGCTCGGTGCGCGACCTGAAAAACTGGGCGGGCAATAAGCGCCAGATAACCGGCTGGGATAACGACCGTAACGCTATCCGCACCTTTAACCGCGTGGATATTGATCGGTTTTTATCGGTGGAAGCTGAAGCCACCACCAAGCGCACCAGTAAAAAGCAGCCGATGTTTCGCCGCTTACGCAATGCCACCTTTCTGCGCCTTCAAGCCATGCCCGATTCTGCCGGTGCCGGTTATACCGGTGTCGCGGCTAAAATTGCCCAGATACACCAGTACGGCGGCACCGACCAGGTTAACCCGTATGTGAAAGCGGATTACCCCGCCCGTCAATTGCTCGGCATCACCAAAAAAGACAGTGATAATGTGCTCGGCCAAGTGTTTGACTTTATCGCCCGTGGCTAACATTACGCTGGGATGAAAAACTCCGCTGGATCGCGTATATTTGTTTTATCTGCATGTCTATATGCACTACCGGAGAGGGTAATGGCTAATGTAATGACGAGTCTGGCTGAGAAAAAACAATACTTCGACCGTGTGAAGTTAGAAAACTATCGCCAAAGTATGCGTTTGGAAGGCTTGAACAGTACCAATCAAACCTTGCCAACCTCAAAGAACGAAAGGGCTAAACTGAAGCAAAGCCTGATGAATAAATACGCCACCAAAAGCCAGCCGAGTTCGCGGTGAACAGCGATAAATACGGTGACGGCCCAGATCCTTATACCTATCCGAACAGTCAGGTGTTAATTAATAAATTCGGCATTACTGATGATGACCAATTTATTGAGATGGAAAAAGATTTTTCCGAGCTGGCGATTATGGAGATCGAATTTAGCCCGCCCCCCTATGATTTGCGCTACTGGTGCGCACTGCACCAAGCCTTGTTTGGCGATATTTATCATTGGGCCGGAGAGCTGCGCACCATTGATATCTCCAAAGGCACCACCCGATTTTGCAATATCAATCGTATTACACCTGAAGCCAACCGACTGTTTAACCAACTGGCGCAAGAAAATTATCTGGTTGGTCTGCCCTATGACTCGCTGATGGTAAAACTGGCTGAGTACTATTCTGATCTTAATGTTATCCATCCTTTCCGTGAAGGTAATGGCCGGGCGCAGCGGTTGCTTTTCGAACACATTATTATCAATTGCGGCTTTCAAATCTCCTTCGCTGGCATCAACCCCGATGAATGGATTCAGGCCAATATTGATGGCTACCATTGCCGCTATCAACGCATGACTGCGTTATTCGCCCGCTGTATTCGTTAAACCTGCCGAAATTTCTCGCTAAAAGTTGTCACAGTCCCCCTACAACTGCCGCGCGTTGTGCCCCTGCCCGCGCGCGTAAACAATACCGTTACGCTGAATAACGAGTATTGACCGCCATGACCCACGCCGAAATCTATCGCCTGATAATGAATCTGATCCGTTTCGGTATCGTGGAACAGGTGAATTTAACTCTCGATCCGCCCAAGGCCCGCGTGCGCTGCGGTGAATTACTGACCGACTGGCTGCCGTGGTCTGTCCGCCGTGCCGGTACCGCTAAAACATGGTGGCCGCCGACCGAGGGGGAGCAGGTGATTATTCTGGCTGCTGGCGGTGAACTGTCCGCCGGTGTGATCATTGCGTCCCTGTATCAAAACAGTGCAGCGACACCGATTAATACCGCCAACACCCAGCACACCACCCACTCCGACGGCGCAGTGATTGAATATAACGCTGACACCGGCGCACTGAAAGCCAGCGGCATTAAAACGGCAGTCCTTGATGCGGGTGAATCCATCAACGCCACCGCACCAGAAATCACCTGTAGCGCCTCGGTCAAAATCACACTGGATACACCCATTGTGGAGTGCACCCAACATCTGAAAACGGCCACTTTGAATGTGACCGATGGCGGTGAGATGTCCGGCAATATTCAACACTCTGGCGGTGCGTTCTCATCCAATGGGGTGGTGATTGATAGCCACGACCACGGCGGCGTGCAGCGCGGTGGCAGTAACACCAACGGGCCAAACACATGATGTATTTAGGCATGAACGCCCAGACCGGGCGACGCATTACCGACATGGAGCATATTACCCAGTCGATAACCGATATCGTGACCACCCCGATCACTACGCGATGTATGCGTCGTGCCTATGGCTCATTGCTGTCTGATCTGATTGACGACCCACAAAACCCGCTGTTGCGATTGAAAGCCATGTCAGCGGCCTACAGCGCGATCATGCGTTGGGAGCCGCGTGTGGTACTTACCCGCGTGATATTGAATGAGCCGAAAGCGGGCAAGATGACACTTGAGCTTCACGGCCAGCGCACTGATTTGGCTGATACCTTTAATCTGGCTATCGCAATAGGAGGTAATGCGTGAGCACCATCGACCTGTCACAACTGCCCGCCCCGCTGGCAGTGGAAGCGCTGGATTATGAAACCCTACTGGCTGAACGCAAGGCGGAACTCACCGCCCTGTATCCGGCCGATGAACAGGAGGCCATCATGCGCACCTTATCGTTAGAATCTGAGCCTTTAGTCAAGCTATTGCAGGAAAATGCGTACCGTGAGCTGGTATTGCGCCAGCGGGTTAACGAGGCAGCACAGGCGGTGATGGTGGCCTATGCCAACAGTAGCGACTTAGACCAGTTGGCAGCCAATAATAACGTCAGCCGCTTGGTTATCATTCCGGCCAATAATAATGCCATTCCGCCAGTGGCGGCGGTGATGGAGTCTGACGCCGATTTTCGTCTGCGTATTCCGCAAGCCTTTGAAGCCCTGAGTGTCGCCGGGCCAACCGGAGCCTATGAAGCCCACGCCCGCAGTGCTGACGGACGGGTGGCTGATGCCTCGGCGCTGAGTCCGTCACCGGCCTGTGTCACTGTCACCGTGCTGGCGCGGGCCGGAAATGGCGAAGCCTCGCCGGAGTTACTCGACATCGTCCGCGCCGCCCTGAATGACGAGGACATGCGACCGGTGGCTGACCGCGTCACCGTGCAATCAGCGGCGATTGTGGATTACCAGATTGACGCGGTGCTCTATATCTATCCGGGGCCGGAAGCCGAACCGGTACGTGCCGCCGCGCAGGCCCGACTGGAAATCTATATTAATACCCAACGCCGCCTCGGTCGGGATATTCGGACTTCCGCGATTTATGCCGCGCTGCATGTTGAAGGGGTGCAGCGCGTCGAGTTGAATGCGCCGCTGGCTGACGTGGTACTGGACAACACAAAAGCAGCTTACTGCACCAGTGCCGTGCTGACGGTCGGGGGAACTGATGAATAACCGCCTGCTACCGGCCGGATCATCCCCGTTGGAAATCGCCGCCGCACAAGCCTGCGCCCAGTTGGGGAAGGTGCCAGTGCCACTACGCCAGTTATGGAATGCTGACCTGTGCCCGCTGCCGTTACTGCCCTATCTGGCGTGGGCGTGGTCGGTTGATCGCTGGGATGAAAGCTGGCCGGAAGCCACTAAGCGCTCAGTGGTGAAGTCCTCGCAGTACGTCCATAAACATAAAGGCACCATTGGCGCAATCCGACGGGTGGTTGAACCGCTGGGCTATCTCATCGAGGTGATCGAGTGGTGGAAGACCAACGAAACCCCCGGCACCTTTCGCCTTGATGTAGGTGTATTGGAAACCGGTATTACCGAAGAGATGTATCAAGAGCTGGAGCGGCTGATAGACGACGCCAAGCCATGCAGCCGTCATTTAGTCGGCCTGTCTATCAATCTTGACAGCAGTGGCCCGCTGACTGTGGCTGCTGCCAGTTACAGCGGCGACGAAATGACCATTTATCCCTATCGAATGGACTCAATATGACCCCTAAATACTTTGCCTTACTGACCCATATCGGCGCAGCCAAACTGGCGAACGCCACTGCGCTCGGCACCCGCTTAGAGATAACACACATGGCAGTCGGGGATGGCGGCGGAACCCTGCCAATCCCTAGCCCGGCACAACCCCAACTGGTGAATGAACAACGCCGCGCCGCCCTTAATGCCCTGACTATTGACCCGAACAATCCCCGTCAGATTATTGCAGAGCAGATTATCCCTGAGACTGAGGGCGGGTGGTGGATACGGGAAATTGGTTTGCTGAATAAATCTGGAGAGTTAATTGCTGTCGCCAATTGCCCGGAAAGCTATAAGCCACAAATGCAGGAAGGCAGTGGCCGTATCCAGACTATTCGCGTCATTTTGGCCGTCAGCAATACTGCCGCTGTCACACTGAAAACCGATCCAGCAGTGGTGCTGGCAACACGCCAATATGCCGACCAACTCATCAGCACCACTGTAACCTCAATCAGCAACCATATCCGCACCCTTAATCCACACCCGCAATATCTTCTCGCCAGCCACAATTTATTTGATCTTAGCGATACCAAAGCGGCGCGGGCTAACTTGCAATTAGGCTCTGCGGCAACCAGAAATGTGGGTAATGCTCAAGATGAACTCATGGCTGTCGGGGCATTTGGCTGGGGCGGCAACTGCATTATTGCCTCGGCGGGGATCAATGCGCTGACAAAAACCGGCATGTACTGTGCCAATCAATTCACCCCAAATATACCCGAGGGCTTTGGTGATGCGACCCTTCAGCATATTCAAAATGACGCGTTAACCGCCCACCAGTTCATTTTCTCCACCAATAATACCCACACTGCGGCAAAAATAGCTTATCGCCTGCGCTCTTATGGTCAATGGCGGGAATGGATAGATATCGTCACCAGTCGCAGCGATACATTAATCCCTATCGGCATCCCGCTGCCCTACCCAAGCGAAACGCCACCGGCAGGATATTTAAAATGCAACGGCGCAGCATTTTATCCCTACCGTTACCCCACGCTGGCAACTTTATATCCGACCCATAAATTACCCGATTTGCGCGGTGAATTTATTCGTGGATTTGATGACGGGCGCGGCATTGATACAAATCGCACCCTGTTAAGCGCACAAACCGACGCGCTGCAAAATATCACCGGCGGCATCAATGGGGTATCAGAAAGCATGGGCAGCGCACCTGAAAGCCACTTCAGCGGCGCTTTCGCGAAAACTGAGTCTGTCGGCAACGACAACACCCCGCACCATACCGACATCACCCATTGCGGCAGCTTTGATTTTGACGCCTCCCGCGTGGTGCGCACCGCCACCGAAACCCGACCACGCAACATCTCATTTTGCTATATTTTGAGGGCTAGCTAATGAAATATAACTTTACCGTTCAACCGGCCATCTTGGATGACCATCAACTCGCCAGTCAGGCGGGATGGATAACGCTCTATCACTATGATGCGGAGAGTCTGGAATACGCCAGTGCGGGCATGGAGTACTTGCCGCTCGGCGTCGGCTTACCGGCTCACTCGGTGGCTGACGCGCCCATCATTCAGCCTAAAACCGGCATGGTATTGGTCAGGGATTTAACTGCTAACCAGTGGGTGACAGTGGCAGACCATCGCCATCAAACGGTGTATGACATTGAAACCAAACATGAATCCATCATTTTTGCACTGGGGCCAATCCCCAAAAATAAAACACTGATTCAGCCAATGCATGAATTTGATATATGGACAGGAACCGCCTGGGAAATCGATCAACAAGCATTAAAAGCCCGCCATATCGCCACCGCAAGCCAACAGAAAACTGTGCTGATAACGCAGGTTTCGGAGCACATCAATATCCTACTTGATGCCATCGCAATCGATAATCAACAGACTGATATTCAGCAATTGGCGGCATTCAAACAGTACCGCGTCGCGTTAATGCGCATTGACCCCAACACCGCGCCAGAGATTGACTGGCCGGAACTGCCGCAATAACGGCTTATTTTAATGGGGAAAATATTTGTCTTAAAGTGAGGTTGAGGCATTGTTCGGGATGATGCCCGTGGTTACAGTTGGCGGGATATTTGTCAGTGTATTGTCTACTGAATCAGTCGCTTTATTGACGATGATTTTTTAATTTCTTGTATCCCAAGGGCTACAGTTATCGCCATAAACTGAATTATTGTGTCTCCGGGGCTACAAAAGATGACTCTCTATCGTTTGAAAATATCACCCATTGTCTAATCCTATTAGACAACTGGACGAAAAACCAAACCAGCATGGCTTAATGGATTGCAGATGTCTTTTTTAGAGAAACTTAAATAGCTAAAATGAATCAATAAAAATTTCACAATTTATATATCAATGCGTCCTCTTAAATTTCATTTTTTTACTTACATTCATGCTATATAGCGTTGCTCTACAGCTAGGCGTTGTGTATACTTTAATCAGAATTTATATATAGAGGAGGCTCAACATGTCACAGGGCACCATTTTTACGAACAATCGTACTCAAAACGTGCGTTTACCAGTGGATATGCGCTTTCCAGAGAATGTTAAATCAGTGACTGTGAGAGCTGTAGGGAATGAGCGTATCTTGTCACCCGTTGAAAACTCTTGGGATAGCTTTTTCTTCAGTAGTCCGCGTGTTTCAGACGATTTTCTGACCGAACGCGCAGAACAGCATCAATCAGAGCGTGAGTTATTTTAATGCATAAGTACATGCTCGATACGAATATCGTTATATATGTCATTAAACGCCGGCCTATAGAAGTGTTAGGTCGGTTTAACGCTAATGCGGGCAGAATGGTTATTTCTTCCATCACACTGGCTGAGTTATTGCATGGCGTAGAGAAAAGCGCGGCACCTGAACGCAATTTAAGTGTTGTAGAGGATTTTGTTTCACGTCTTACTGTATTGGATTATGACGATAAAGCCGCAATTCACTATGGTTCTATACGTGCGAGTCTGGAGCAAAAAGGCACACCCATCGGTGTTAATGATTTGCATATCGCAGGTCATGCCAGAAGCACCGGATTGATATTAGTGACCAATAATCGCAAAGAATTTGATCGTGTGCCTGGACTGATTGTCGACAACTGGCTAGGAGAATAATTCGAATTAGAAGGATTGTGGTTACCATCAGCCACAAAAATAGTACGTCGAAATTATTGATGGTAATGACCGCTGTAATTGCAATGCCCTGAAAGTGCGGGAACACCGTCAGGGCATCTAACCACAACATTAAAAGAGGTAATGCTATGGCTGACGCTAATAGTAACATACGTGCATATTCAAAGCTCTACACCTTCCTTAACGCCCGTTCTAACACATTATTGGCTGAAATTTCTCCGTTGCGCCTGATTTCTGTTTTGGCTCCCACTGAGCGTGAGGCCCGCAATCTGCTGGCCGGTTTCTCGCTGGTATTTGTTTCTTGCAAACCACAGGAGAAGCGCCATGTTGCCTGATACCAATAGACTTTATCCCACACTGACCGAAGTGGTCGGTAAGCTGAATATGTCACGCCTGAGTGCTGATGACACACTGGAACTGGCAAACAGTAGCGAGGAATGTTACGCCGGACTGCTGCATGGGCTGAATTTTATCGGGGATACTTTTGTTACCTTTGCCGACAACGATGTGTTGGATTTCTCAGCAGAAAGTTTGTGCCAGCTAGGCCATTGTCTGGCATCAATCAGTATCCTGTTACCCGCCCTCACTCAATTGCAAGCATCTGCCAGCGCCAAGCTCACTAACAACGAGTTGACCAGGCAATAAATTTCACCGCTCCCGCTACTATTATCTTTAGCGGAAGCGGTATAAACATCCTTTAATCACACCTGTAACTCGTTATTTTAACGAGAAAAAATGTTTGTCCTAAAATGATACTGGCTAATTGCTCAGCAGAATCTCATCGGGTTATAGTCAGCACCGCTGCGGTAAATTCCTTTACCGGATTTGGCGGTCCGGCATAAGCCAAAGCGCATGACGTAAATACGGTTACATTGGTAATAAGCAAGAAATGGTGAGCTGGGTGGGGGCATTGCAAGATGCACCGGTTTCTTGGTGGCCGGTAGTTCCAACCTCGCTCAGTTCACCACCCATAAAGAGATTGGAACCTCAAGCTAGCGATCTAAATCCCGTCGACCAAGAAACGACCATTATTAATTCAACGGCCAGATGGGTGAGCCAATAACTCGTCCGTAGTACAAGGAAGCACTGATGACAATTGCAGAATCACTTGAACTAGAAGGCTATCTGAAAGGATACACTGAAAGCTATCAGGAAAGTCAGCGGGAGACGATACTGAAAATCGCCCGGTCTTTACTGGCCGAAGGTGTTGATCGCACTCTGGTAAAGGAAGTCACTGGCCTACGTGATGAAGACCTGACGCAATAACGCGTTAACCCCCATTCTAACGGGCGATGTTGTGTTAGACGTTGCCTTATTTCTGCCAGTTTTTCGCACCCTATTTATTCCGCACTGTGATTGTTTTTTCTCTCTTATTCATATCGATAACTCATTATTTTAAATAGAAAAAATGTTTGTCCTAAAGTGGTGCGGAGTGATTGCTCACACTGATACCCATGACTATCATCGCCCGATGAAAACGACCCCTACACCCCATGATGCACTTTTTAAGAATTTTATGACCCAGCCCGCGACGGCCTGTGACCTGCTGGAGTTCCATTTACCGCCTGAATTGCGGCAACTTTGTGACCTGAGCACTTTACGGCTGGAATCTGGCAGTTTTATTGAAAATAACCTGCGCGCTTGCTACTCGGACGTGCTCTACTCGCTCAAAACGACTGCGGGGGACGGTTATGTTTACGCCCTCATTGAACATCAAAGCTCCCCTGATAAACATATGGCTTTTCGCATGATGCGCTACGCTATTGCCGCCATGCAGAGCCACTTGGAAGCGGGGAACGACCAGTTGCCGCTGGTCATTCCCATGTTGTTCTATCATGGCATGGTCACGCCGTATCCGTATCCCATGAGCTGGCTGCATGCCTTTAACCAACCCGCACTCGCCGGGCGGTTGTACAGTCGTGACTTCCCGCTGATCGATGTGACGGTAATCCCCGATAACGAAATCATGACCCATCGACGCATTGCTCTGCTGGAACTGTTGCAAAAACATATTCGTCAGCGTGAGTTATCTGAATTATCGGATCAACTGGTCATGGTGATAGCAAGTGGTTACACTACAGAAGATCAACTAAAAGCGGCGATAAATTACATCATACAGGTTGGTGATACGGCAGACCCAGAAGCGTTCCTCCGCAGCCTGGCCAACCGCTTACCGCAGCATGAGGAGTCACTGATGACAATTGCACAAAAACTGGAACAAAAAGGCGAAGCCAGAGGTGAGGCCAGAGGTGAAGCTAACGGGCTAAAGAAAGGTAAGTTGGAAGTTGCCCGAACTATGTTTGCCAATGGTCTTGACCGTGCCACAGTAATGAAAATGACCGGTCTGAGAGAAGAAGAACTGGCACAAATTTGCCATTAAGTTGCTAGCTAAATCCCTACTTTTAACAGGCGATGTTGCCTTAAACGTCGTCTGTTTGCGCTGTTTATTACCCCTTTCCCTTTTTCTTCCTTACTACTTGTTACCTCATCCATCCTTTAAAGCATCACCGCGATAACTGCCTATTTTTACAGAAAAAATGTTTGTCCTAAAGTGATGCTGGCTAATTGCACGGCAGAACGTCGCTGGGCTATAGTCACGCCGCAGCGGCAAAATCCGCTGCCGGATTTGACAGTCCGGAATTCATTGAAACGCACAACCTTAGTTTCGGCTATTATGTGCGGGCACAGTGACACCTGTAATAAGTAAGCAATGGTGAGCTGGGCGGGGGCATCGCAAGATGCGCCGGGTTCTTCGATGACCGGTCTGTCAACCCCGCCCAGTTCACCACCCATAAGAAATTGACAGTTCTTGGTGGTGATAATTGTCCCCATCGAAGAGGTAGTCATCATGGATCTGACGACTAAACACCTGTCATTATTTACCAGCAATATCATTGTTATTCCCACACCTGTTGCTTCATCTGCCCCTCTGCTGCCGGAGGTGCGCTATGTACGATGACACCCCCTGCGACGTAGAAGAACTTATCGATCACTGCCGTGCGTTGATTTACGCCATCATTTCCGTTGATCGGGCCGATGCTAAAGAGATTCTTTCGCTTATTTTGTGGCAACAAATTGATGCGTTACACAGTACTTATCTGCGGGACAGCGAGGAGCCACTAGAATTAGCGTTCACCCTCTAACACAATAGATAGGTCATCACTGAAACGGATTTATTGATGGTGAGCCTATCCACAATAATCTTGAATCTGTAGGAGTTGAGCCGTAAATACAATGATATATAAGGGTTATACTGCAAAAACCGGCTACAGCACGGAACACCAATACCTGATGGGCCATATTGCCAATGTTGGTGATGATGTAGTCGGTTTTCATGCAAACAATATCGCAGATCTACATATCGCTTTTGAGCAAGCTGTAGATGATTATCTGAGCTATTCGCGAGATGCGATTTAACTGCCGTGATGGCTGTTAATTGAAGCGGTAAATCAAGGTTATCGCGTGCCCGTCTGGCCGCCCAAAATGTAATAAAAAAGCCCGCATAAATGGCGAGCTATAAATAATCACTAATATTGAATTAAGTTATAATTATTTATTCTTTAATTAATTCATCCCACACAACTTTATTTTCATCGATAAGAACGATATTTATTTCACAATAGAGTTCCTCGCCAACTCTTGTATATCTAAAATATCTTGTTTTTACTATTCCTGCGGCTGCTGCTCTTGGTGCGTTATTCTCGAATGAAACGAAGTCACCAACATCAGGAATTAATCCGCTACCATTATTACTCTCAAACGAAATTCCAGCGATCTGCCCATCATCACTTGGTCTAGACATTCCTGCATGTATGACTTGGTACTCAATAGAATATTTCATTTTTGAAACCTCATATTTTAAAAAGTCAAAATGAAATTAGCTCATATTCCAGATTTGTCACGAATATAAGGAATACAATTTAACCAACGCTAGCTAAAACATTAAAGATCAACATCGGCCAGCATTTCGCGCAAATCTTCACTGACCTTTTCCAGGCTGAGCGAGAACTCAATCTTTCTCGCCTTGCCATCCTTAAAAAACTCGGTGCGGGTTTCGCTGATGCCGGTGATCACAAACATGCCATAAATCCCGCCAGTGCCCTCTATCAGTGGATAGGCTTTGCCGGTGTAGGCCATGGTACGCAGTGCCGCCAGCGACACATCACCGCCGGTTACTTCCGGGTACAGCGTCCCACCCAGCGTGATTTTATCTTCACCGGGACCAATGTATTGATAGCGTGGCGACTTCCCTACCCGACTGTTATTCACGTGCCTGAAGGTGCTTTCCTGCCCCAGATTCTGATAAGGCGCGGTGCGCAGTTCAAACACAAATAACCCGAAAACCATCATCATGATTATTGCTCCCTGTCGGTAAAGGTGGAACGGCGGCGGGATTCTTTCTGGCGCTGTAGTGTGGCGATTTTGTCATATAGCATATTGACCAGTTTATTTTCGTCTATGCTGGCCGCTTGTTGGCCTTGCAGTGTGATTGTGATGTCGTAGCGATCACCTTCATAGGATATCGGGCCGCTGCTTCGCTGTGCACTGAGCGGCTTTCTCGCCAGTTGTGGAATATCACCGGCCAGTGATAACGCGTCAAAATCATTACCCGGCGCTGCCATGTCTCGTGTGCGGGCCAGCATATCGCTGGCGCTCTGCTGCATTCTTGCCAACAGGCCGGGCTGCGCCGCTGCTTTTGTCGGGGCGGATAAATAGGGAGAGGCTAACGGCAGATAATCCGGCACATTCTTAAACACAATATCGCCCAGTTTATCCCGCGCGTTATCCGCTGCCGCCGTCACCGGTGAACTGCTGGCGAGGCTATCCCCGCTGCCTTTTTTCTTTTTACTGCGGTCAACTGCTCCATAAATCGACGGGGCCGTCGTGGGTGCACTGGCAATCGGTGACGCTGCCGCGCTGCGCACCATGGCGCTGCTGTTTCCGGCCACCGGTTTATCAGGACTCCATGACCAGGCGGATTTTGCTTCCACCATTTTTTTCAGTACCGGATCCCATTCATACATCACCGGCGCTTTTGGCTCGTTCATCGCCGCCACCGCACCGCTGGCCGCATCTGCCGCTTTCGGGATAGCGCCCAGCTTTTCAAGTAACCAGCCCAGCCCTTTCGCCAGTTGTTCCACCGGCCAGAACAAACCACTAATCACCGCGCCAACCACCTCGCCAAAGGTTTTACCGGCATTGGTGGCGTCTTCCAGTGAGGCTTTCGACGATTCGACCGGCGAAAGTAACTGGGTGAACCAATCCCACACCCGACCAATCGCGCTGCCGATGGCGTCAAATATCGGGGCCAGTGGCGCAAAGGCCGCTTTCACCGGCGGTAATCCCTCAACCAATCCGGTAAAGAACCCACTGAAAAATGCCTGTATCGGTTGCCAATATTGATAAATCAGCACGCCCGCGCCAATAACGGCCGCAACCAATAGCCCGACCGAGCTTAATACCAGCCCCACAGCTGACCCCAGCGTACCAAATACCGTGCCGCCAATACTGCCCAGCAGACGCAACGGCGAAGTCGCCACCCACTTCAGCATATTACCAAGTCGCCCCAGCGCCGCCCCAGGTTGACTAAAGGCGCTAGACATTGCCACACCGGCACGGCCAGAAGCATTGGACAGTGCCATTTGCACATTAGAGCCGAGCAGCGCCATTTTCGACTGCAACCCACCCAGCGCGGAACCGGCCACGCTGGCACTGGTACGCCACGACAATAACGCCGGAGATACCCGCAGTAAATTGGGCACCAGCCGACTGATCCCGCCTGTTAACCAGGTGAATTTTGGCAACAACGCCCCAATCCCCCGTTACCGGCTAATAACGAGAACCCCAACCGCAGGGCCAGCATCGGCCCCAGCAAGGCCGCCGCTGCCAGTGCCAATCCACCCAGCGTAATCGTGGCAATCGACAGTGTCGCCACCACTTTCATGATGGTGCCTGCCAGTTTGGGGTTAGCTTCAACCCAACGACGCACGCCGCCAATCATATTTTTTAAGGTCTCGACCACCTCAAGCATCGGCGCGCGCAGGGTTTCCCCCATCGAACTAAGGGCGTTTCCACCGCCGGATTTCAACAACTGCAATTGCGCTGAAATAGAGTCTTTATCAATATCAGACTCTTTTTGCATTGAACCTTTAGCGCCTGCCGAGCTGGTCAGGGCGAGTTGCCTGTCCAGCTCATCAATATTGTTCACCAGCTTGGCGGCATCTTTACCGAAGTCTTTACCAAACAGCTGAGTGAGTACCCGCAGCCGGTCAACATCGGGCAGTTTCTTAACTGCGCCCAGCACTTCACGAATGGTGCCCATAGCATCGACCGACATCGCCTTTTCAATCTTTTTCTCATCCATGCCCAGCGCATCCAGCCCGGCAAGAAACTTATCGCTTTGCATGGTAGCAATCGACAGTTCGCGCACCATGGCGTTGGCCGCACTGGCGGCAATTTCAGACTGTGCGCCCAGTGACAGAAAAGTCGAACCCAGCGCAGCCGCCTGCTTGTAGTTGAGCCGGTCAGCCACGCCGCCCATGCGTTGCAACACATCAATGATATCCGCACCTTTTGACTGGGCGTTATCATCCAGATAGTTCAGGGCGTCACCCAACTGCTCAATATCTTTGGTGGGGATTTTGTACAGCCCGGAGATTTTACCGAGGCTTTCCGCCAGTTCACCGGCGGGCAGTTCAAAGGCTTTGGATGCTTTGGCGGAGACGTTGGCAAAGTCCAACAGCTCTTTTTTCTGTTGTGCCCAGTCGGCGCCCTCGGTTGTCACCCCCATGCGTGCGCCACCTTCCACCAGTGCGGCAAAGTCAGCCGCGCCACCCGGCAACGGGGCTTGCTCGGCCGCGTCTTTAATGGCGTTTTGCATTTCATAGAATTGCGCGGTGCGCTGGCCGTTATCATCACGCAGGCCATTAACCTGTTTCGCCACACCTTTCATGGCATCTTCCATGCCGGTGTAACTCTTCAGCGCCAGCGCCACCGGAGCCGCCATCACTGCACCGGTAGCGAGTGCCGTCATTCCGCCGGATTGCAACTTGCCGCGCAGCTCCTGCCCGCGATCATAGCTGGCCCGCGCCGCTGCCACCCGTTTTAGCCGCTGCTCTTGCAGTTGCAACTGGCGGTTATATTGGGCAGTGCGGTGAGTGATTTGCTCGGTGGCGGTGCTGTTACTGGCAACCGAAACGCCGTGCTGGTAAAGACTGGCGCGCAGTTCAGCTAGCCGCCGCACTTCAACGGTCTGTTTTTCCTGTAACTTACCCAAGCGGCTATCCCACTTTTGTACAGCGGCAATCTGCTTCTGGGTAGGGTTATCGAGGGATTTCACCGCGTCAGAGGCCCGGCGCAATTTCTCTATGCGGGCGGCGGCTTTATTGCTGGACTCGGCCAGCTTGTCAAAACTGGCGGCCTGTTTGGGTAAGTCGCGCAGATTGTCGCGCGTGGCTTTGATTTGTCGCCCCAGCGCGGCGGTACTTTTCAGGGCGGCATTAAAAGGTTGAGTCAGATTATTGACCGCCCCTAAAGCCACTTTTATCGATAGGTTGCGGTCAGTCATAACTTATTCTTCCGTGGTTCCCCAGCGTACCGCAGCACGCTCACGCCAGGCTAAAAGGTCGGGCACGGTCATTGCCCAGAGATCGGACAATGACCAGTGAAAAACAAAAGCGACATCGGCGATCACCTCTTCTATTTGGCTAAATCCAAATTCGCAGGAGGGGTTTCCGTGGTCGTCGAATCCCCCTCCGAGGCTGGTTGTAAAAAAGTAGCCACTTCCTGCGACAACTGGGCAAAGTCCCAGGTATCCATCGAAATAATTTCTACTTCAGTCAGCGCCGGAGAGGTCACACGCGGCAACAATTTAATCAACGAATCCACATCGCTGGTCATGATGCTGTACAGTTTCAAGCCACGTAAGGAACCGGCCTGTTTCAGCGCGCCAGTCAAAGAAACCTCTTTAATAACTGACTTGCCACGCTTGATCGGTGTTTGTAAAACGACAGTATTCGACATAAATAAATTCCCAGATTAAAGGCCAATGTTAGCGCGGTGTTTTTCCAGCATATCCACACCGTTCACCCGGTAGAACATGTTCAGGACATCCAACTCGAAAAGCTCTTCGTTGTTTGCCGTGATCTTGCAGTAGGTGTTTTTCAGCGTGTATTTATGGCTGGTATCATCACCCTGTTTCGCGCTGCCGGGATCGTGCTCGGTGTAACGGCCGCGCGTCTGGATTTCCAGCGGGATAGCCTCGCCGGTATCCTCCGCCTGATAGGAGCCAGCAAAACGGAACTGCACCCCGTCAGCGGTAGGCGTACCCCACAGTTTCAGTAATTCAGGGGCCAGCCCACCGAGGGTTAATTCCATGTCCAACGCGCCCGCCTCAAAGCCGAGATCCACCGCGACCGAGCCGGGCATACCGGCACCCTGATAATCTTCCGTCTTGATAGTCAGCTTCGGCGGTGTCAGCTCTGAGGCTTGCCCCAGATAGCTGTCGCCATTGACATAGACGTTGAAATACTTAAGTTTTCTTGGCAATGCCATAGTGATAACCCTTAGCTATTGACGGCATTCGCAAAGCTCGCGAAATAGTCGTCGGTGAATTCCTGAATCAACCCCAGATTTTCTAACGGCGGCACTGGTGTGTAGTTGTAACGGATGGTCAATTTGCCCAGCTTCAGCGTGTCGGTGCTGTTGGCGTCGGTGTCATACCAGCAACGGGCACCCAGCAAGCGACCAGCGGTAACATAGGCCGACAATTTGCGATTGATACCGTCGATAACATCTTTCGCCAGTGACGGTGTTAACGGCTTATCGATGTAATAAAAATGGGCTTCCGCGACGGTATCCAGCAGGATTTGCGCGGTGCGGGTATAGCTTTCGAAAATAAAGACCTCTTCCTCGCAGGTGCGGGAACCCCAGAAGCGGAAGCCTTTTTGCTTGATCAGCGTGGTGATGTGGTTGCTGTTCAACTCGTCGGCGTCGGTATCTTTACCTTGCAGGGAAAAATAGATATCTGCCGAGGTGCCCAGTACGCCATCGACCGCCACATTGGACAGGGTTTTATGCCAGCCCTGTTCTGCGTCAATCTTGGCGCGCAACCCCAACGCATAAGCCGGTGCCGGTACCACGACGTTACTCTCGGCTTCGCTGTCATAGGCCAGCCAGTCGGGATAAATCACCATCACTTCGCGCTGAATAAAGTTCTTGCGGTAAATTTTGGCCGCCGCGATGGTTTTGCAGCCGTTGGCACTGATATAAGCAAACGCCTTTAATTCACGGGCAAAAATGGCAATTTGATTCGCCACTGCCAAGGTATCCAGCCCCGGTGCGCCGATAATGCGCGGCTTCACGCCAACCCGCATTTCAGCAACCAACAAGGCATAAAGACCGGTATAAAGTCCGTTTTCATCCACGCCACCAATCACATTGGCTTCGGTGCTTTTTTGGCCCTCTTCTGTGCCCCCTTCCGCCACGCGAATAACCACAGTTTGCGGGCTGGCCTGATCAGAAATGGCCTTCAGGGTTTGCCGTAATGTGCCGGTTTCCCCTGCTTTGCCGAGCGCGTTTTTAACCCGCGTCAGTAATACCGGCGTATTCAGCGGGAAGGTGGTGGCGTCAGCATCGTCCGCCGTACAGACCACACCAATCACGGCCGAGTCGATATCGTTAATGATGGTCGAGGTGTCAGTGGTTTCCTCACTGCTCACACCGTGGTGATAATTTGTTGCCATTGGGGTACGCTCCGAAAAGGATTAATCCTTGCCGAAATCATCAACCAACCTCGCGCGTAAATCACCGCCTGCCTGTTGTATCAGGCGTGACACAGTAAACAGCGGTTTGTCCGCGCCCGGTTTCCCCGTAAAAATAGCGCTATGCAACTGCTCCCGGACGACCTCACCCCACGGCCCGCCTTTGATATCAAGATTGGCGGCAAAACCCAGACCACGGTTAACGACCGGTTGATCAGCTTAACGCTGACCGATAACCGCGGCTTTGAAGCCGATATGCTGGAACTGGTCATTGACGACGCCGATCAGAAAGTCGCCCTGCCCAAGCGAGGGGCGCAGATTGATATTGCGCTGGGCTGGAAAGGTGAGCCACTGGTCAATAAAGGCCGCTTTACCGTGGATGAAATCAGCCACAACGGCCCGCCGGATCAGTTGATTGTCACCGCCCGCAGCGCGGATTTTCGCGATACTTTCAACGTGAAACGGGAATACAGTTGGCACGATATTACCGTCGGCAAAGTGGTTGCCAGCATTGCTTCGCGTTATGACCTGAAAGCCGGTGTCAGTGAGGATTTAGGCAAGATAGAGATCGACCACGCCGACCAGACCAGTGAGTCAGACATCAGCTTTTTAACCCGCATGGCGGAAAAGCTCGGCGCAATTACCACCATCAAAAACGGCATGTTGTTATTCATGCACCCAGGGCGCGCGGTATCCCAAAGCGGCAAGCTGTTACCGGCTATTACCATCACCCGCGCCAGTGGCGACAAACACAGTTTTCGGGTGGCTGACCGTGACGCTTACACCGGCGTAACCGCCTACTGGCTGGATCTCAACTACGGCAAGCCACAAAAAACCAGTGTTCGCCGCAAGCGGAAAAGCAAAACACCGCCAAAAGTAAAGACCCCGGCATCGAGCAGCAAAGAAGGAAATTATCTGGAGGGTGTCGAGGGAAATGTCTTTGTGATGCGGGAAACATTCAAGACGGAACGGGCCGCCCGTCGTGCCGCTGCCGCCCGTTGGTCAAAACTGCAACGGGGGGCGGCGGAATTTACCATGACACTGGCACGCGGTCGTGCTGACTTATTCCCAGAACTGCCCGCCGTGATGCAGGGATTTAAACCAGAAATTGATCAGGCCGCCTGGATAATTACCCAGGTCACGCACACCATCGGTGATAATGGCTTTACTACCGCACTGAATTTTGAAGTGAAAATTACCGATTTGGATATGGCCGGAGAAGAAACAGAGTAAAAGAATTTGGGGAATGAATAGGTTATACTTTAGCCAAGCACGAAAAGGTTGGAGTTATTATCATGATGTCATGCCCACAATGTGGTGCCGTCACTCGCACTCGTACCAGCAGAATGATAACTAATAATACAAAAGAGAATTATCACCAGTGTCAAAATCTGCTTTGCAGCTGTACCTTCACCACGCTGCAATCAGTCGATAAAATCCTGTCCCACCCCAGCCGTAATAATACCGCCACCCTACCCCGCGCGATCTGTTTTTGCCGGGGCACTTGGGTGATGACCAATTTGATCTGGGCTTTTGATACTCCCCCGCTCTCAATCAGCCTGCCGCGTGCGGGCTTTTTTGTATCTGAAGATGGTCAATCTTTGAGTGGAGGTCATGATGTGGACAGTGAAAATAAATAATTCAATAAAATCAACGTAAAAACAACAAAAAAAGGGAGGCTTTCGCCTCCCCTTTGCACTCCCCACACCTGAATTAATGGTTACGAATGTACTCGTCCATATCTGTTTTCAGGTTATCAGATTTCGTCCCGAAGATAGCCTGAACACCTGAGCCTGCGACGACAACGCCCGCAGCACCCAATTTCTTCAGACCAGCTTGGTCAACCTTGGACACATCAGCCACGCTGACACGCAGACGTGTGATACATGCATCCAGGTTAGTGATGTTTTCTTTACCACCAAATGCTGCTACCAGTGCTGCTGACATTTCAGTGCCACCCTGTACAGTTTGCTCTGTCGTCGTGTCTTCACGACCCGGTGTTTTCAAATTCAGTTTGGCGATCAGTACACGGAAGATGGTGTAGTAGACCAGACCGTAGCAAATACCCACCAGAGGGAACAACCAAATACGGCTGCTGTTGCCACTCAGTACGACGAAGTCAATCAGACCGTGGGAGAAGCTGGTACCGTCACGCATCCCAAGCAGGATACAGATTGGGAAGGCCAGACCTGCCAGAATTGCATGGATAACATACAAAATTGGCGCCACGAACATGAAGGAGAATTCGATTGGTTCGGTGATACCAGTCAGGAATGAGGTCAGTGCTGCGGAGATCATGATCCCGCCCACTTTTGCCCGGTTTTCCGGCTTAGCAGAATGCCAAATAGCGATTGCTGCTGCTGGCAGACCGTACATTTTAAACAGGAAGCCACCAGACAGTTTACCCGCAGTTGGGTCACCCGCCATGTAACGAGGAATGTCACCGTGGAATACCTGACCCGCTGCGTTGGTGTATTCACCAATTTGCATTTGGAATGGTACGTTCCAGATATGGTGCAGACCGAATGGCACCAGCGCACGTTCTACTACACCGTAGATACCAAAGGCGACTACGGAGTTTTGATAGGCTGCCCACTGGGAGAAAGTCTGGATAGCAGTACCCACTGGCGGCCACACGAAGGACAGAATCACGCCAACAAAGATCGCTGTGAAACCAGAGATAATCGGCACAAAGCGTTTACCGGCGAAAAAGCCCAGATATTCAGGTAACTGAATACGGTAGAAACGGTTAAACATGTAGGCCGCTATTGCACCTGCAATGATACCGCCTAACACCCCGGTATCAGCTAAATGCTTGGCAGCAATTTCTTCTGCCGGCAAATGCAAGACCAGTGGTGCGACCACCGCCATGGTTTTCACCATGATGCCGTAAGCCACAACGGCCGCCAACGCGGATACACCGTCGTTATTGGTAAAGCCAAGTGCAACGCCAATAGCAAAAATCAATGCCATGTTAGCAAAAACGGAACCGCCCGCTTCTGCCATTACGTGAGAGACTACCGTTGGTAGCCAGCTAAAATTCGCGGAACCGACACCCAGCAGAATACCTGCGATGGGTAACACGGATACCGGTAGCATTAGCGATTTACCGACCTTTTGCAGGTTTGCAAATGCGTTCTTAAACAT